GGCAAAACGTTGAACGCTACGAGATCACGCCATATACTGTGAGGACTTGTGGCTTACTTCATTGGCCTGCCCGCTAAACAGACCTTTGAAATCAAGAGTTTGCCGCAAAGTACCACTAAATCGGTGTAATGCTGCGTGTTGTGTCTCGTAGCTCAAAAACGCCTGGGCCGCTAACCCAGGCGTTTTTTTATGCCCTTCCTAAACGCTCTGATCCTAACGCATAGCGGCGTGCGTAGCGAATGACTCACTATGCTACGCCAAATTCTACGTAAAGGTAAAACTCTTTCTATTTATCGGAATTATCCTCTGTGAGATCCATTACCTGCCCGATCACGGTGCCGACGAATATCGTGTCTTTGGGGGCGGGGCGCATGGGGTATTGAGGGTTTCTCGGCCTCAAGTAGAGTTCGAGGCCATCGCTCACAAGCTGTCGGAATATCGGTAGCCCGGCGCCGTTTTTGTCAGCCACCAGAGCGTAGTCGTCCCTACCTGGTTCGCTGGTAATGTCGACAATGATTGTGGCCCCACGCGACCAGCTAAGCCCGTCGAGGGCTTGCATGGAATCATCGCTCAGCAATAACCCGAACATGCCCAGATGTGCTTCCATCGGTGGAACAATCCAGTTCACGGGGGTGGGTAATTCCGTGTAATCGCGCTCCTGGTAGAACTTGAGAGCATCTTCCCATTTAAGGACCGGGATCATAAGGCGAGACGCTGACGGCATTCCGGGTGCGTTCCGGCTTCCGTCAGCTTCGGCTAGTAGGTTGTCGACGGTTGTTCCCAAGGCTTTGGCAATAGCGGCCGCGACATAGACGCTAGGCGTCATTTCGTCGCGCTCGATTCGGGACAGATACCCCGTCTGCAATTTGCCATCACTGGCATCGCAAACTTGCTGTAGCGTGCGGCCCTGAGAGTGTCTTAGTCGCCTTATGGCTCGTCCAATCTTCATGTGATTATTCTCCACCGATACTGTTCGTAAAAACAAACTCGGATACGAACAAGTATTGCGCATTTTTCTACGAATAAGCAGAATGTGGGGGTGCCCACATTGACGGGCGAAAAACGATAAATAATGGACGGCTTGTGACATGGGAAAAATGACGGAATGCCAGCTGATCATCGCTGCCACCCGGCAGTGGTTTGAAAACAGCAGTGAATCAATAGAGAGCTTTGCGACCGCACACCTTATCCCTGCCCTGGAAGATGCAGGAATGGCAGAGGTTGATCGCGACTCGGTCGAGAGTAGTGCGGCGGCTTACACCAGGTGGCGCCGGGCGGTTTCGATGCGCGTTGGTCGAATTATTCGTGGCCAGGTGGCCTTCCCGCTATCCTGGAAGTGGGTTTGGATCGGTTGCTTGCCGGAGAGCTACCGAGTAGAGCTGGTTCGCAAGCTCATAGCAATGGCTGGATCGTTGTTTGTCGAGATCCCGTCGTTTTCCGGTTCAGCAGATTCACTGGTCAGGTCAAAATCCCGCCTGCACAGAATCAGTGAAGAGTTCGGTGAACTGCTGCAGAACGCCAGACCGGCCCATGACGGATTCTACGACCTGAATGATGATCCGGTGCTGGTTGACAGCATGATAAAAGAGGCGATGGACCTCGTTGAAGTGGTGCTTTCAGAGGCTGCGGCCGTTAGCTGTGCTACAGGCCGGCCGCTGCCAAGGGCGCGGATGATCTCGGTTGATATCACGGAGGTCCGCAGTAATGAGCAATGATGCTGACATGGCGGCTGAGATCATCGAGGAGCAAGATGCTGCGATGGCCCTGGAAATCGAACAACGCCGTATTGCAGAGGAATCTCAAGAGGGTTCCCCATATTGCGTGGAGTGCGGACTGCCGATCCCGGAAGCGCGCCGAGAGGCTTTGCCTTGGGCAACCCTTTGTGTGCCATGCAAAGAGCTTGAAGACGTTATGAACCGTCACCGGTGAGGGGGTTTTGTGCTGGGTGCTCAGGAATTGGCTTTTATGCGTCGAACGGTGTTCTATGCCCATGCTAAACCAACCCCTCGCCGCGTCATTGAATCAGAGGTTGCGGCGCCCTATGACACGAGTCGCTTCCGGGATCGCTATAAAGGTTCGGCCAGTGATCGCCGGGAAGCGGAAATGAGACGGGAGTCAACCAGGGTGACGGTAAGCCAGACCAGGTCCAGGCCTAAAAGCAGCATGCCGCTTCCCCCTTGGGCATTTGATGACACGAAGGTGATCAGGGCAATCGCGACACTGCCGGAAGACTATCAGCACTGGCTCCGGTATGCGTATGCCGATAGCCGGGAATGGTGTGACGAGCAGGGCGCTTCCGTTGCGCTCTGGCGCCGTTTTGAACCGACAATCGGCAGTGTCCAGGATAAAACGAGAAAGACGTGTAAGGGGTTGGCCCACCTGGCTGTCCAGTGCCATAAAAGCCGCAAGAATAGCGGTAAAGTCGCTCATCCGCCGGCGCGGATTCAGCAGCTGCTGGGGGTGACTCGGGCAAGTTGGGATAAGCGATGGTGCCCTCGCTGGAGCGCAATGCACGATATTATGAACCAGCTGGACCGGGAAGCACTTGAGGCGCTGTGGAGGATAACCGGATGACCAGCTGCATTCATTGCGGCAGCTCTCCAGAGCGTAGGGAAAAGGGCAGCTTGGTGATGTTTGTGTGCCCTGTCTGTCGTTCGCGCGGTGAACCGGCAAGCTCGGATAGCTTGGCCCAGGGGTCATGGAGACAGGTGAACCGTGCCGACCTGCCCCGCCATAATGGCGACCTGCCCAGGTTCAAATGCCGCGACGGCAGGTGGTGGGCCTGCTGCAGCGGCTGCGACCATCGCGTCGGCGGCTTTCAGTCTCTGCAGGGAGCTGTTTCGGGTTGGTTTCGTTCGCTGCGATGATTGGACAAAAGACCAAATGCGCATATTGACAAATGTCCGGATCAGAGCAAGAATAAGTGTAGATTACCGAAATTACGCATGAAGGCCCGCCAAGAGCGGGCTTTTTCGTGCCCGCAAGAAATCCCCGAGCCGCCGTCCAGGCGGTTTTTTGTGCCCAAAGCACAAGCCTTTCCCGTCTCATGACGGGCTTTTTTATTCCTACGTCGGCCGCCTGAGAGGCGAGCTCTATGCTCAATCAACACGAGAAGCACGCCATGCCGGAGAAAGTTATAGACCTCTGGAGTGCGTTTGTTGCTGTCTTTCACATGTATTGGCCAAACCTGTTCATGGCCAGTCTGGCGCTAATAATCGCGTTTCTTCGGGGCGTTTACGCCGGGAGCACCTGGAAACGAAGCCTGCTGGAAGCTTCGATCGTCTTCTTCTTCGCGATAGCGACCATGCCGGCGGCTGTAAAGGCTGGCGTGCCGATCGAATATGCCGGCGCGCTGATGGCTGCCATCGCTGTTGCTGGTCTGGATCTGTTCCGTGAGCGGCTCATTAACTGGGTCGATCGCCTTTTCATTAAATGGGTAGGTAAATGATGGATATTGACGGTTTGAAGCGTCGCTTGATTGCCGAGGTTATCGACCGCGAGGGTGACTATGTAAATCACCCAGCGGATCGAGGCGGCCCCACACGATGGGGTATCACTGAAGAAGTGGCCCGCGAAAACGGCTACGAAGGCGACATGCGTTTTCTTCCTCGAGCAATTGCCGCTCGCATTTACGCGGATCGCTACTGGCACAGCCTGGCCCTGGATGAAGTGGTCGGCCTGAGCGAAGAGCTGGCCATGGTGCTGTTTGATTTCGGCGTGAACAGCGGCCCTGGCCGCGCGGCTGAGTACCTGCAGATCCAGCTCAACGTTCTGAACGATCGGGAGCGCCTGTATGACGATATCGCCGAAGATGGCGACTTCGGGTCGATGACGCTGTCGGCTTTGCGGGCGTTCGCCGATGCCCGTGGCGCTACTAGTCGTGGAGTTGGTGTTCTGGCCCACACGATGAACGCAGAGCGCATTGTGTTCTGCCGTCGGATCTGTCAGCGCTCCGAATCCCAGGAGGCGTTTGCTTATGGATGGTTCAGCCGTGTGGTCGGACTGCTCGATAATGTGCTGCACCAGCGCCCGGTGCCGCGCGAATGGATCGAAACCAACGCGGCATAGCCGCAGGAGGATATGTGGAACCTATCGGCATTGCACTGGCTCTCGCAGAAGCGACGGGCCTCACAAGCAAGATCGGGCAGTGGCTCGGCGGAGACAACGGCGAAGATGTCGCAAACCGCGTCGTCGACGTCGCCAAGAAGGCCACTGGCACTAAAACGCCGGAAGACGCCCTGGATGCGGTGAAGCGCGATCCAAAAGCCATGCTGGCCGTTGAAGAGCAACTGATCGAAAACGAGCATGAGCTTAAAAAGCTGGCGCTGAAGGATCGCGCTGACGCCCGCTCGATGCAGGTTGCCGCTCTGGGCCAGTCTGACAAATTCGCAAAGCGGTTCATTTACTTCTTTGCAATTGCTTGGTCGGTGTTTGCGTTCATTTACATTGGTGCAATCACGTTCATAGAAATCCCGGATGACAGCCGTCGGTTTGCCGACACCATCCTTGGCTTCCTGCTGGGCACTGCCCTGGCCGGCGTGTTCAACTTCTTCTTCGGCAGCTCTCAGGGCAACGAGCAGCGTCAAGAGGGGGAGCAGCTCCGGGCAACTCTGAAGGATCTCAAGGGGTTTTAGGTACTCCCTGGCACTTTGGCCG